ATTCTTTCTAAACAAGCTAACCAGTGTGTTGCATTGTCCATCTGACTTTGGTCAAAGAAATACGCACGGCCATTTATAATGGGGAGCATCGCTTGGACTAATGGGTCATTAGCTATTTTTAAAAACGTATTCCACTGCTTTTTACTCACATTTCTGTTTGCAAGGTGGACGTTAATACTGTGGGGGCATTTGTTATTCAGCTGTCTAACACTCATCGATGACTTAGTGTTAGCGCCGATAAATTCCCATCCGTATGGACAGGTGTCTTGAAATAAATAAGCTACCCCATTTTCTTCTTCATGGATGCCATAATACGGCAAGTGCTTTGTGTGGTTCATCGTCAATTTCCTAATTGTGGGTAACGGCCTTAAAATTTGGCAGTTACAATTTTATCTAGCGAGGTCTTAAAAAACACTGAAAGTGCTAAAAGTTCTGTCAATGTTAACTCTTTCTTGCCTTGCGTCAACCTCCCAATTGACTCTTTTGAACAATCAAGAAGTTTTGCCAACGTTTCGTCGGTACCTTCTTCAAGTTCAAACTCCAGTAAATACCCCAGCCTCATGCCTATTTTAGCATGAGTTGGGGACTGGACTTTTCTTAACAAACTAATCTCCGGCATCTACCGCATCTTTAGCATGTTGCCGCATCGTCTCGATATGGCTGGCCGGATAAGCATGGGTAATATTACTATTCTCACAACGAATATTAATCTCAACCATCGCCTTCACCAAAGCGTCAATATTTTTCTTGGTGGGTTGCTCATCTACTAAGTCACTTAATGCTATGACTTTAAGATTTAGCATTTCAAACTCTTTAGTCAAAGTTAAATACCTCTTTAATTCCGACAATCTCTTTCTGCGTTTTAGTACTGTTAAACGCTAGGAAATAGTTGCGGGGTAAGTTAAATTTCCAGCAGAAATATTCTGCGTATTTGTCCCGAGCTTCAATGAACCTCGTATTGTTTGCAGCCTTTACAGTCTCTCTCTTTCGCTTGCCATATTCAAGCTCGTAAAAGGTGTATACCTCAGGAGGTAAATGCCAATACTTTGAGGGGTAATGATGGTACGGATTGCAACTCATTTTCCAATTAGGGTCGAGCTGCTTTGCGTTACCGGCTGGCATCAAAGGATACGTATTTAAAAGATAGTCTGGGTAAATCAGTGCCCACCCTGCAACAGCAGGGGAGAACTCCACAAAGTGGTCTTTAATACGGATCCTAATTGCACGGTCTTTGCAGTTGATTAGGCCCAAGCGTTTAGTTCTGGCAATATCATTCCGACAACGAATTATCTCATTATCCCAATTTATAGTCGGGTAATGTCTCTTAAAGTATTTTAGGAGAGCCCCAAAGACGGGGCCAATAAACGGGGCGTGGTACTGCTTTTTCCACGCCAAGATACTGGGTTTTAATCTAAACGCTTGCTCTTTAGTGAGTGCCATCTATCGTCTGTGCTAAGCTAAGCGTTAACGCCGCTACGCTCTTATTTAACTCAGAAAACGTATCCATCTTGACTTTCTGCAGCGCATTTACTTTTTTAGTGATATCGCTGTTGTTGAAGGCGGCAACCAATTCTAAAACCTTGTCTTCGATTTCATCGATAGCATCTTCAATCCTAGTTTCAGAGTCTTGAATTTTAGTCTCTAATTCTTCAATTCCCATTGCCGCTGCATGAAGCTCTGGGTGGGCGGTAACCTTTGAAAGATATACTAATGCTTCCCCCGAGACCGCGATATTAAATCGAGACATCTCTTCCGCCGTGTAATTTGGTAGATCCATAACTTCAGTTACTATTTTCATCGTCAATTTCCTCTAGGTGAAATCTAATTCTGACAATTAGATTCAAGTTTAGATATTATCCTTTAGTTTACTTTCTGTCGCCACTCGTATTCTACGTAGGTTTGCGACCGTTTTTGTTGCTTAAAAATAAAATATACGTTGGGAATTACAAGCAACAATCCCAAATCTTCGTGATTTAAGGCAACTAGCCATACAAATAACAGCCATATAATTACGGATAAAACACCATAAATATTTCTATACAAAAAACTTTTCATCGTCAATTTCCCTATTTACCGTTTCCTGAATGTAGGTTAATGAAATCTTTAACCCCGTTTTGATACGACGCCGAATCATCTTCAAACTCATTTCGTTTGAGCATTTCTAAGCTTTCTCTAGCCCCTATTATTCGAGCGCGTTCAAAACCATCAACCCACTGCAACCTATTTTTGTCCTTGCTCACCATCCAAAGGATGTCTTCAAATAACCAGAAGATTAACGCCGCTGCAATGCAAATTAAAACTGCATACCATGCAACCTTCACACAGACCCACAAAAATTCAAACACACTTAATAGTTCAACCATCGTCATTCTCCAGCGTAGGGGACTAATTTCAGGTCATAATCATCTATGACACCAGTTTCATAATCCTTTGTCTCGTTACAAGTTTGTAATACGTACAAACCATCGTTCACCTCATGCAGATTTACAATGTCGACACAATCGATATCAACTATCAGGTCGTCAAGGTCTCCACGACTTGCTTTCTTAAGCAAGATGACTCTTTTTTGAAAGGTTAATGCTTTACCTAGCCAAAAAGTATTAGACAGAACTTTCACAACTAAGTGTAAGTGATTGTCGTTTATTTCTTTGAGAGGGGGATTGAAATCAGCCATATTTAGTAATCCCTTTACACGTCAATTTCTCAAATTCAGCCACCCGTTCACAGGTGCGCCAAACGGCATAAGCAAACTCGCGATCAACCTCAAGTTCTGAAGTCTCCAGCTCGTAAACAGCTCGACCAACCAGTGTGTTTAAGTGGGTAGCCACGATGTTCTTCCACTCTTCTTCATGCTCTGTGGAGAATTCTATCCCCTGCATTATTTCATGTAGTGCCGTGATACTGCTTTTTGTCATCGTCAATTTCCTTAATTTTTAGTTGTTATAGTTCGTGCCAAGCATCCCCAGGATTATAACCGGATATACTCAGCCATTTATAACCTTGGCGGCTTAGTTTCTGCTTCATCACGACCTTTTTCTGACGGTTGTCTAAGATGTAGCCTTCACACTCTAAGACTAGATGGCCTTCAGAACGCTCTGTAAGGCAATAAACCAATCGAGAGTTCTCAATACCTTGCTCACGTAATAAAACACGACAGGCAAGCGCAAAGTCTTCACAATCTCCGGTAACTGGGCCCGAAGAGGATGGCATCACCCACTTTTCTAAGCGACCGTACTGTTCAAGATCTGTTTTGTATTCGAAACTTTTGAAAACCTTTTTATGGACTTTATGAAGTATGCTTAACTTTTCCATTAGCAATCCGCCTTAGCATCACGCTTCTTAAGCTCTTCACAGCCCCACATCGTGGTTTCTTTGTCAGTAGGGTGGAATTGTTCTGGCTCTTCCGTTGTAGCGCAACCAGAGGCTGTGGCTGCTACAGAGAGTGTTAGTATTAAAGCGATGGCGAGGAGCACATCAGCCATTTTGATTTTATTCATCGTCAATTTCCTTCAATTTTTATTTTTATACAGCGATTTGGTTGTTGATTACCTTTAGGCTATACCCTCCATCAAACTCAGACGAAACAACCGCAACACATCTAAGCTCTTGCTTTTTCCTAAAGATTACCTTACGAATTACTCTTCCGGTAATCTTACCTAAAACCGCAACAACTCGAAGACTAACCGTGTCACCTATAGCTAATTTTCTTTCCGTCTGTAAAGTTACTCTCAGGGTTGGGTTAATTACCTTACAGGAGATTACACTTTTGCTTTCTGGACTGATAATCTCATAGTCTCTTCCAACTTCAACGCTGCACTTGTTAGAGGTTGTTACTATTTCGTGGTGCAATTTTCTTCCACCTTCTCAGTGTAGCGTGAAACTTCTTTATCTAACCAGACTTTTAAATCGGGATTCGACTCTTCAAGTTCAGTAACTCGGATCCATCGTTGTCTTTCGATAGAAAAATAAATCGCGTCGTCCGGCGCATTATCTTTCTCAGCTCGGTCTTTCTCCGATTTTATATAATATTGAAGGCTTGTTAGCTTAGTACCCCAAGCTTGGATATATGGATATTTCATTTTTGTGTTTCCTCGTTGTTAATTATTTTTCCACTTAAAAACCACCTCGCAAACCAACGCTGCATAAACGTCATGTCCTCAAAATAAATGTAATAATTCATCTTCGGGAAATGAACGGTGTACTTGGGCGGGGGTGGTGGGGCAAATTTAACCGCCCCCAGCCCTTCTGTGTTTATAGAAATCTTGTCTTCGTCTTTCATGAAAACTCCGCAATTAATTCTGACTGTGTTTTAGCATCGCAACCCACCCCAATTGCCAGCTGTGTTCGTATCTGTTCCACTTTTGCTAACTTGCAAGTGTGCTTGGAATCTTCTGTCTCCAAGTACTTGCAAGGAAGGGCAGCTGACCCAGATAATTCTTGCCCAATAGAACAGACCTCCGTCATGCAGCACCAACCACAATGATTGCATGGGCTACCAAACTTAGGTTTATTTTTTTGAGCAGAGAAAATTTGTTTTATATCAATTGTCGCCATCAGAAGGGGCTCCGTTAGTTAACTCGTTGAAAGCAGAATTTATCTGCGTTCGAGTACATCGACTTAAACCACTCTCGGTTGTCTGAGTGCTCGGTGGCAATAACTTTGCCGTTTAATATTGCTTTGCATAACCACATATTATTTCTCCTTATCTACCCGTGTTACCAAGGCGGTGCCCTGTGGTAACTGCGTCATTAGCATCTAGGTCTAACGTTAAAGATAGCCCAATATATGAGGCTACCAGCTCAGCTAAGGTCACCGTGTCAAAAAGTTCTTTGGTTCCCTCTTCATCATCATGCTGGTAGACAAAAATCTGTAAATTGTCGTGAGACGTACTAAAGGAAAAATTACAGAAGTTTAATTCACTGGCTTCATAAACCTTTCGTGCCATCGTTATTAGCGTGTAGTTACTTGGTCTTAATAGCATTTTATTTCTCCTTCAGTTGTTGTCGGGTTAGTTCGGCCATCTCTTCGGCGTGCTCTTTGCTCAAGCCAGCATCGACCACTGTGTCGTTTTTAAAGGGTCGTAATATCACCACTCCCCAGCCGCTAGGGTAGGGCCATATGGTTCTTTTTACTTCAACGGTTGTTCTAAATAATCCCATCACTTCACCTTCTTAAAATTTCAGCGTGCTTTGAACCCTCCAAAGCACAATAAAGAACATTCCAGTCCAGAGTATTAATAAATTCCTTCGCTTTGTTAATCTCCGAAGTGTAATCCGCTTGCTTTGTCTCAAGTAATATCCACCCCTTATGATTCTTACTGCATCGCCTATGCTGACTAGCATAATACCAATCTGTTTTGCTGTACTTTTGCCAATAAACATAATCTTCAGATAACGGATAAATCGGTTTATTGCATATTTTACAAACCATATCCCCGACCCTTGTCTCGCAGGGGGCTAACATAAACTTACGATCAGTTACCATCCGTCTCTCTCCAAATCAGGGTGTGCTACACCTTCCTTAAATTTGATTTTACCCCCACAATACTGGCAAAAGTCGCCATCAATATCTTCAGGGTGTACAGCTAAAACCGCGCACCCGCCTTCAACTCTTGAGCAACTCGGTGTGAACTGTTCAATTTTTGATTCGCGGTAGTATTTGCATTTCTTAGACATCACTTCACCTTCTTACTTTTTCGTGGCACAGGCCATCTAGGTTGGTCGGGGTGTTTAATTTCTACCGCCGGATGAGCATAACTTGGATGTAGCATTTCAATCATCATGCAGACCGGTTGCGATCCAGTTACCAAAACCTCTTTCTCAGGCCCATCTAACTACCGCTTAAGCTCCTCCCAAATACAGGTGCTTAAATCAACCACCGTGACGCCATCTTCATCCTGTTCGCCACGCATCAACAAATCTTTTTTAATTCGGGCGAGTAGATTGGTGGCTTCTTGATAGTGTTTAATCTGTATTTTTACTATCTCAACCAACTCTTTTTGTTTCATCTCTTTGACTGAATGGATCATGATTTACCGCCTTTGGCTTGTTCGTGTAGTTGCTTTGCCCTGTCTAAAAATTCGTATCTAATACTCAAAGCATCATTTGTGAGGCTTTCTGGCTCACCTAAAACCGACTCGATAATATCCTCAGCACCCTTAGCTTTTTGCTCCAAGTCGCGCTTTGCTAACCAATCCTTAAATCTAAAAAGTGGGTCGCCGTCTACCGAACTAGATACGGTTTCTATTGCTAAATAAGAAAGTAAAGGTGTATTTTCTGATATAAACTTTTCAAGTTCTTCAATTTTCTTATCTTTAGCTACTAATGCTTTGATGTCTACTAAAGAGCGAGGGTGAACTGGTGAAGCGTCACTTTGACCCCAAACACCTCTTGGCGTTAAATAGTTACCATAAGCATCAAAATATGCGCCTGTTATGTCTGTTACTAAATCATCTAGCTCTGGCGCATCAGCTAATATTTCTAAATCTGTTTTGTTAGTCATTGTCACTCTCCAGTAAATCGCCTAGAAGTTCGCAGATTGAGTTACTAAGCACGCCATACTCGAATGATACCCAGTGGTTCACACACTTCTCAATATCACTACGCTTAACTTTCTTCGGTATCGTGAAGCCTGATTTTTGTATTTCTTTAGCCGTTATTGATAAGCCGCTTTCATAGCATTCATCAAGAATTTTTAACAATCTCTCACGCTCAACATCGGCTTTGGTTGGTACTGAGCGGAACTCGTACTCTTTAGGTATACAATCTAAATAACCACCTTCATTTTCGTAAGCCACAATTTTTTTAGTAACAATTGCACATGTTTGCTTTGACCAACCTCCCGATATACTAAGCCACTCAAATTCCTCACCCACTTTAGGTATATACTTACTCATAAATCACCGCCTTTATCTAGTTGTAACAAACATAAATCTTCAACCGTAGCGTCTACCCAATATTCATTTACTTTTTGTGCGCTCGGAGGTACATGGTCGTTATACCTGTCGTCTTGGGTGTAACTAACCTGCAAGACTAGGAGCGACCTACCGAAAAGTCGCTTTTGTTCTCTGTATCTTGTTTTCATACATCACCGCCTTTATTTATTGTCCGCAAACTTTACAAGTGGCAGGATAAGAATTGCCATGCTCTCTAACATGATTTAATTCATCAACAGTCGAATCTAGCAACTCAATATTTTCATTGTAATTATCTACTCGGCTTTCTTTTCTAGCGACTTTTTTGCACACCTTAACTAGCATATCTATTTCTTTCTCAAGCTCTGCTATGCGCTTTTGTAGTTTGTAATTTCTATCAATAACAGAAACTCTCTGACGCATACGAATATGGGCGCGTTCGCACAACTGATGAATTTCTGTGTTATCGGTTAAGCACTTGACGCGAATAAACTCATCTAAAACTAAATCATTTTGGTCAGTTGATTTAGTTAGCTCCTGCTCAAGCTCTAATATGCGCTCTTGTTGCTTATTAAATACATGCTCACCAAACAGCTTACAACTGACACTAGTCACTGTGCTTCTGTCTTTTGTGCTGAACTCAAAAAACTCATTAAACCATGTTTGTATTTGTTCTCTGCTCATATATCACCCCTCTCAAGCTTGCCTGCGTATTCATTTAAACTAATCAGTACCCTATCAAGTAAATTATTTTCACTAAGATGAAGTATCCAGTGCGCTTCCATACAATCGGATACATAATCTCGAACAGCATCAGCTTTAATTTTGTTTAAAATGTTAGCCATCGCTCTGGCTTCAACGTCATCGTGCGGATAGCCGCAACATGGACATTCTGTTAATTTACTCATACATCATCGCCTTTGGCTTGTTCGCGTAGCTCGTTTACCTTTCTACGTATTGAGTCAGGACACATATACTCTGCTCTAGCGTATGCTTTTACTTGTTGCTCCAAGTCGCGCTTTGCTAAATCTTCGTATGAAACGCATCTTGTTTGGGCTACAGTTCTTAGTGACTCCTCAAGCTCTGCTATGCGTTCTATCATCTGTTCTTTTGAATTATCTAATGCGTTGTCTATATAAGATTGTTGGTGATTTACTTCTTGCTCAAGCTCTTCGATTTTTTGCGCCATTGCTAACACAAAACCATCGCCAGTTAAGTCTCTCCATCGTTCACCGTATCTGAGAGCGTGTTGGTCACTACCGTCATCGTTGCAAACATAAGTGTATTTACCATCGTATAAATCAATTCTCATAAATCACCGCCTTTTTCTGCTTGGTTAATAGCCCATCGTAAATTTAGGGAGTAACCATCAGCGTCATTTTCACAAGTAGGCACTCTTTTATTACTAACCGCAAAATATGTACCTATACGAACCACGTTGTAAAACTTATCTTCTATCAAGTGTAAAAGCTCTGTGTCACTCATAAATCACCGCCTTTGGCGGTAGTTGCTTTTCCCTATCTAAAAATTCGTTTCTAATGCTTAGGGCATCACCTAAAACCGATTCAATAACATCATCAGCGCATTTCGCCTGTTGCTCCAAGTCGCGCTTTGCTATAATTTTCAATAGCTCGTCACTGCAATCAACTTTGCTTAACCCTTGCATCATTGCTTTAGCTATCCAGCCATGCGCTTTAAGGTTTTCTTTCTCAAGCTCTGCAATCTTCTCGCTATAAGCACGACACTCATACTCTTTAGCATTTAAGTCATGAGCTAATTCGTCAGTTTGACTTTGAAGCTCTGAAATCTTCTCGTCTTTAGCTACTAATGCTTTGATGTTGTCTTTCATTGGGATGCCCTCCATCCTTTGTGCTGAGAGAATCTACCCTTGTTAACCTGGCACATTGAGCTTTGATTCAAGCCTCTTTTCTTGCAAAAATCTCTTAAATTGTAAATTTCATTTAATTCCCCTTGTGGGGATATGAATTTGTATCTTTTGGCGTGAGCTTTTTCGATGTTTTTTGATGGACTTACAAACGAGCAAAACTCAGGAGAATATACTTTATTGCCGTCTAGTATTATGTCTTTATCAAGCACTGTATTTGGCTTTTTGTTTTCACTAAACCATCTAGCGAAATTTTGATAATTATGCCATTCATCACAAACAGTGCATCCTACATATGATGGCTGCTTTATTTGCTGCTCCTTGCTGTAACACCTTTTAATCATGTTTGCCCAAGTTATGTAGGATGATTCAGTCCCGCCAGTTTTGCTATATGACATGAACTCACCATCGCCAATAAATCCAACACCAAATATAATTGGTAGTAGCTTATCTTTTACATTTCCTTTTTGTATAGATTGAGCTGTTGCAAAGGTAATATAGCCAGTTTGAATAAATTTAACTTTTACTTTTGACCAGTCTATTTTCTCAAGTATTATTAAATCGCCAAAAGAATTAGTCTCTATTTTATCACCAACATTCAATACTTTTGTTTTGTTAGTCATTGGCTTGCTCCTTTTTATCTTGCAGAATTGAAGCACCTACGCTGTTCTCATAAAGCTGTCTAATGCTGCCTTCATGCCTATTGGTGTGTACAAACATGGCGCTGACGACATTCTCAAGCTCAGTTATTTTTTCTATTAGCTCAAAAACACCCTCGCTTATTTCATGTGTCTCTGAGCAGCTAACAAAATTAGCTTTCGGGCCTTCTTGAATTAACCTGTTGGCCAACTCCTTTAACCTCGCGTAATTATTCATCAGCCTTGCTCCTTGAGTTGCTTGGCTTGCTTAAGCAAAAACTCAGAGCGATCCTTTAAGTCTCCCAAAGTCAAATTCGTTGACTTCATTGACTTCCACATCCCTTCCAAATCAGTGCAAGCTTTGGCTTGTTGCTCAAAGTTGTGTGCATCCATATTAAAGGACTCAACTTTACATTCAGTTCTTTGTAGCAATTCATAACGCTCTTTCTCAAGCGCGGCTATTCTTTCTAATAGCCCACCTTCATAGTCACTCTGCTTTTCTGATTCTTCGGCACATCGCGCTAGTTCGCCCGATTTATATTCCTCAAGCTCAGTTATTTTTTCAGCTTGTGACTCAAGCATGTCAATCATTTCAAGTACTTGAGGGATTGCAAAAATCAACTTTTTATTCGTTGATAACTTTCGCCAAAATTCTATTTTTTCTGGGTTATTCATGGCGTAATATCCTCCAACCGTTTCTGCAATTCCGCAATTTCACGATTAATTTTTTCACGTTCTTCTGCGTGGATGTCTGGGATTACGACACGGTATTGAGAACCAGAATTCCACGTAGGCGCTGTTGTTTTTTGCCACTGAGAGCTAAAAGATTCAAACTCAATCTCAGCCCCCAAAGCGTGAGCAATACGCTGTTTAGGGTGTGATAATGGTGGCTTATGGCAGGGGGTAAAGTGGCTGGCCATAAAGTTTGCCGTCATACCATTAAAACACAAAGATCCATCAGGACTAATATGTGCAATCAACGTCACATCGCCTACAGCGTGATTGCAGGTTTTCTTAACACATATCGCGCCGTGACCGACTTTGAATTCGGGTTTTGACTCGACCAGTTCAAGGTCTGAGTCTCTGTAAGAGTTAGACCCTTTTTTTCCCCAAGCTACTGAGTATTTGTAATCCGTTGAATTGTTATTGACACGAATCACCTCCCCCTCAACATCTTTCGGGTTAACTTCAGTGTCTCCCCCATAATACTTACTGCTTTTAGCAATCCGAACTTTGTCGCCTACTTTGAATTTATTCATGATTTTCTCCGCTTTTTCTTAGGACGATAATGACTAGTAGACTCCGCCTTTACTTTGGCTTTATCGGCGGCAGTCATTTCTGAGTCGAGCACTATGTTGTTAACTCTTCTTGGTAAAATAGCTGGGACACTGTTTGCGGCCATTCCCAACAGGCTGGTTAACATAGCTGTAGATATCATCGATCGTTTCATATTTTGTTATCCCCCAAATAATATTTGAAGACCAAACGGGTTGCGCTTGGACAATTAAATTTTGCGTAAATATTTCTCATCGTTGCTCGTATCGTTCCGACCGCTCTATGCAACGCTAAGGCTGTTTCTTCTTGGCTGTAGCCTTCGACAAGCAAAGCAAAAACTTTTCTCTCAGCAGGGCTTAGGCGGTCATACATCGAGTCATCACCCTTCGTCTCAAAATACTTAAAATGTGCTACGGCCATTTTTAATCGAGACTCAAAATTCAACAGCTCTCGAATATCCCCAAGATGGCAGTGAATGGTGTTAAGTTTGATGCTGAGAAGGTCGGCCAGTGTCTGGTCATCTATCCCCAACATATGCAGTCCATACACCTCGTTTTGACGCTCGTTTAAAAACGGTCTCACGTCTTCGTTGCCGTGGTTTCGAAAGTTCTCGTTCATTCCCATTAGTACGGTATCCTTTTGCCTACGTTATTAAATAACGTCTCAACGACTTTGAGGTAAACACAATCGGAATATTGAAATTCACCGTCAGGGCAAAATTGGTTATACCCGCTAGGCTCTTTGTTTTTGCCACTGATAAACCCCGAATAAAAAACTTTGCGGTGAACTGGATTTCCAGAACTAAACGCAACCTCAACTAAGTACCAAGTTGATTCTTTCCAACCTGTAGCGGGGGCCATTCGAACAGGGTGCTTTTTTGATAGCTCAAACCCCATTTCACTTGGCGTCTTTTGCATGGGTATGTAAATGGCTTGTGGTGATTTTTTTGGATAGAACTTGCAATGCTCTCTATCTAAGCAGATTGCGGCGCCCTCGGGGGTGGAACCCACCACAAAGTCTGCGTTAACAAACTCCGGTATAACAAGGTGATTTTGGCTATTTCCCAGCTTGTAAAACAAGCACTCAACACCGACCTTCGGTTCATATTCATTCATCGTCAATTTCCTTGTTGGGGGCACATGCCCCCTTGTTAGTTAGTCAAATTCAAACAGTAAATCAATTACTGATTCTTCAAGGGCTCTATGCCCTTCGTGCGGGTTGTTTAACACCCAATCTTCTTCTTGCTTACGAATCGGCCGCTCCGAAACATGAGCATCTTTGAGCAAATCAATATCGGTTTCTATGTGGATTAATTTACCCCCTAAAGCTCGGATCAACTGCGCTTCATTCTCAAAACGAACGTCAGTGACAATCACTGGCTTTTTGCTGGCCAAGATAAACTTACGCATGGATAACACCCATAAATCAGGGTGTATTAAATCTCGGCCCCATTCGGTTCCCAGCGTTTGTAATGCTCTACGAGGGTTGACGCCAAATTCAGGATCCACTTTTTCTTTGAATTCTAAACTCTCCATATTCATAGGAGACCAACCAAAAATAATCGTACAGGCCTCTTTCATGGGGGCAGCAAACGAGCGAGTAATCATCTCAGGGTGCTGCTTTTGGATCATACGGGCAACGGTATCTTTGCCTGAGCCTTTGCGACCGGCTATGCCGATTAACTTAGTCTGCATTGACACGCCCCTTCACCTTGTTGTCGATAATCCAAACCGTAAACTCCAGCTTTTGTTCCTCGGATATAAACCAATCAATACCTTTCTCGTCCATGAATCCCCGCATTTCTAAACGCGTTACATAATAGGTTTTTATTTCTTCGTAAGTTACTGCGGGAAGTGCAGTGCTTTTTAGTCGACGCATGTCAGTTACAACATACTTGTCTAAGAAACCAAGCTCCCATAGGGCAACGGCTCTTTGCTGGCTGTCGGTATCCGACAATTCTGTAGGGTCTAAAAGTAGCATCCCAATACTTAACTGTTCTCTCTTAAATACTTCCATCGTCAATTTCCTTAAAGTGGTTCGCCAAATAAAGCAAGGCGCATTAATTTTCTCTCAGGGGAGATTTGTTTTTCTTTTGCTGAGTGCAGCAAGCGGATACTTCTTACGTTCTTTTCACCGTACTCAACTTCATAGTGAAACTTCCCAGACTCCATCAAATACAAAATAATTTGAGAGGCACGGGGAGTGCTGCAACCATAAGTCTCAGCGACTCTTCTAGCTGTCCAAAATTCGCCACTAGCAAGCATTCTTTCGGCTACCATTGGGTAGCCCCATTTAGCTTCGCCTTTTTTACGCATCGGCCTTCTCCTTGCGCTTCGGCGTTTTCAGCTTGTTTAGGGAGGCGACCGCTTTCTTATCCGTCTGGGTCATTAGCGCCATGCCGTTAGAGGGCATAAACGGGTCAAACACTTTGGTGATTTCTCGCAGCTGCTTGTCTGTGTTGATTGACCATAGGACTTTTTCAGCGTCTTTCATCAGCGTGGATAACTCAACATAAAGTGCATTCCAAGCGGTTCTAATACCGAATAGTTCAGGTTCACACCCTTTTAGTACTTCGTCCGAGTTGATATTAAAGTCATGTCTACCATTTTCAGGAACCCACTCGTCACCCTCTAATCTGGGGTTGAAATGACGTTCCATAACAAAATCAAACTTTAGGTTGCTGTCACTAAAGGTGAGGTACATGCGATTATGGCCATTGAAATCTTCAAACCATCCCGAGTAACAGTTAAGCGTTTGGGTGGCGTTTATGTGCATATTGCTAATACCATTTGCTCGGGCAAACCCGAGTAGTTTTTCAAATTTCTTCGGGCGAAATTTAACTGCGGCTTTTCGTGCTAACGCTTTCAATTGCTCTTCGAGCTCTTTAAATCGGTCAGCGAATTGGTCTTCAGCGAGTTGCTCAAGCATGTTGCGTTTTTGGGTAGGTGTTAATTTCATCGTCAATTCCTTTGGGGGCACATGCCCCCTGATTTTAGTTAGTTAAAAAATAGTGATTGCTGTCTTCACACCACGAATCCAACTCAGCATTACCCCAACTTTCATAGTCAAAGTAATTACTGAGTTCGCCGAGGTTATCGTTAACTCCATAGCGGTCGGCCATGTTCATAAAGAACGTGGCTTCATTTGAAAACTCACCGACATAGGTCTCAGAAATATCAGACACAACAATATTGCAAGCATGAGCCGCCTCACAGACACCTTCAGGATGCTTGTCAGAATACTCAAGATACTCAAAATCTATTTGAGTAATAGCGTCATATTCGTGGCCGATATAGCCGCTGACAATGTAATCAACAGCGTCAGAGCAAGCGACAATGATGCAACCGTGATCGTCAATATCCGAAATCAATTCTTCAAGAGCCGCATATTCTTCAGAGTCTTCATCATCAGGGAGGGCTTCGTTTAGAATGGTATCCAGAAAGGTGCGGTATTCATCTAAGAACCAATAAACATTGTTCTCGAAGTCAGTAGCACTGTCGCCAAGCACATCCACGCAAAATTCAACGCTGAAATTAGTGCAGACGTCAACGCGAAGCGTTATCTCATCCGCATATTCTTCATCATTAATTTTGTGTTCAGCGAGTATTTTTTGAACTGTCTCAGGCAAGTCTTCATAGACAGTATTTAAGATTGGTTTTGTCATCGTCAATTTCCAATTTTGTTGCTCAAAAGAGCTAGTTAATTATCGGTGGAATTCTCCACCGGATTCAAATAGTAGCATAACTATTTGTGGGTTTCCATCTCCAAATCATAGTCTGGATGCTCAAAGAAACACACGTATTTATCCGCTTTTTCATCATAGCGAATTGAGTAATCTGAGACGTAAGTTTTACCTTTAATTACTTGGTCAGGGAAGTCATCCATCTCAAAGAAATCGGTTATCACACCGCGTTTTCTTTCTTCATCCACAGCAACAATAAAACTCATCTCATCGTTGCCATAATAATAATCTATCCCATGGATAGTCGAATCAAAAAAGTAATCCTGAGCGACCACACCCGCCTTAAATTTCTCATAGTTAATTTCACGCATTCTTTATAATCTCCACGATTTTAGTATTTACTTTTGCGGTTGCAAACGTGTCGTTTGGTAAGACTTCCAATTCGGTAAAAGAAAAATCACCTTTTAATTTAGCCTCGTTATAACTGGTCGGAACCAAGGCAATCATGATGCCCCCCTCGACCAGCAAATCATACGCATGTTGCATATGCTTTACCACTGGAGTGAAGGGGGGATTCATACAAATACAAGTGAACTCAATATCTGGCTGATAATCTAAAAAGTCCATTTGATGTTTTTCAACATAACTGAAATCCGGCGTATGCTGTACCCGAGAGGCTAACTGAATATTTAATTCAACCCCGACTACTTTGGCCCAGTCATGTTTCAACAACTCTCGAAGAATTTGACCTGTGCCAAAACTAGGCTCCAACACATAGGATTCATGAGTATAAAAATCCCACGCCACATATTCGACCATACGCTGAGCAACATCCGAAGGTGTCACATGACACTCGGTACTTTTATCGACCGTTACAATCTCAATTTTTGGGCCACAATCTAACGTCAACTCAGCCTCAATCGATTTTGTGCAGGGCTTGACCGCATAGAGCGGCTTGTCAGGGCGGCGAAAAGCCGCCGCCCCCATACCACCAACGTTATGCAGTCTCTTCACCGGCCACATACTCCCCTTGTTTTACAAACGAGATGGATTCGATTTTATGTTTCTTCGAATCCGTTAACGAAACAACCACCCAAGGACGGCAGTACCATGCTTCTTTTTGAGCCGCTTCTCGGGTGTCGATCGTAACCTTTACCCGAACCTCACCACAGTAAGAATCACGCGTGCCACGGATTTCACCTCGCTGCTTGGCATAGTCCGCTTTGGTCATCTCAACAATTTCCATCATCTCCAGCTTGCCGCCATAGCCACGCACTCCAGCATGAGAGAATAACTCAGCACACGGATTCACAATTGGCGCTTTCTTTGGCGGTGGAGCAGGGACGGTGTAATCAAGCGAGGCCATCAGGTCAACCCATTCGCTCGCTAACAGCTCCAAACTTTTACCTTCACCAATTTGAATCGGAAGCGATTGAACGCTTGTCACCTTCCATTTGCCCCCCTCCGTGGCTTTTGCCGTCGGTTTCTCAGCGCCGTGTGTTCTGCAAAACGTTTGCAGAATTGGCGCAGTCAACTGGCCTTCAAATTTTGACGTCTCAGCAAAAAAGCTTTGCTCATACGACAAGCGATTTAAGATATGATTAATCCAACGATAGTGAAAATTGGAATCCGCAATTTTCTGAGCCGCTTTTAAATTGACGTCAATTGCATGGCTAGTCGTCCACTCACCGTCGTTCAATTTGCCCCAGCTGCCATTCACTGAATATTTATAGTGATTGCAAATCTGCTTAACAGACTGATCAATCGTTTCTGAATCCCGCTTTTTGTCCAAGCGAACCCACAAGCTCAAACGAAACTCATCATCGTTCAAGCTGCGTTGGTGCTTTCGCAAATCAGCCAGCAAAGTTTTAATGCGATTCGAACGAGTGTACGCATCGGCTTTCTTGTTGGCGTGGTGAATAACTCCGGAGATTTTCCACTTCCAATACTGAATATTGCTTTCCATCTCTTTGGCTTTTGCCTCCGATCGCTCCGCAGAATCTTTCATTTTTTCCGCTTTGCGTTGGCTGTGATGACCGGCCAAAATTGGCTGGTGACTCATCTTGGCCGCAATAGTTTGAGCCGCTTCAGCATACCCTGACGCACGCTGAATTTTCTTCTCGGTCATCTCAATCAAACGCTGGGATTTTATTTCAGCACGCTCAGCCATCGTGGTGCCCTCAGGCTCAATCGAACCGGCCAAAGCAATCGCCATGTCTTCACGTTTTGTATTCCACGCGGCGCCATAAAATTTTTGCATCGGAGCCCACTTGAAGCCTAGCTCTTTGAGCTCACCATACAGCTCATCGCTGATACGGTCGTTAGTGTAAATACGTAGCTTGTTGTCTTCAGCTGAATACGTGGCTGAATCAATTTCTGGGTAGTTAGTTTGCATCGTCAATTTCCTTTGGGGGCACATGCCCCTCGTTAGTTTAGTTTAATTAAAATGTAATCTTTTGTGTAAGCCTCTGCTTCAGCGGCTTTGTAGTGGTTGGGCAAGATTAACTCCAACTCATCGTGGTACTTTCTGGCGGACTCTTCCCCGAAACTTTCCGCCATTTCTAACAGGTCAATTAAAATAATCTTAGCTTGAGGGCCAACGGTCGCCCAAGTTTCTTTTTTTGTATTTAACCAAGCATGATAAAAATCTTGCTTGTTTAACGAGTATTCCAAGCCTCGAAACTTTCTAGGTTTATTAGTCATCGTCAATTTTTCCTTATCGTGAACCGTAATAGAGCGTTGATAACATATCGTTACGACGCTCAACCCATTCAAATTCTTTGGTATCAACTTGAATAGAAATTATCGTGCCATCCGTTCGAGAATTTACCGACACAAACCCTTCGGAGTGGGCTTCTTCCAGCGTCTCAAAGTTTTCGCTTTCAGCAATCGCTTTGTCGTATTGGTCTTTCGTTATTTCAAACATCATCAATTTCCTTACGGGGGGCACATGCCCCCTGATTTAATTACTCGTTGTTAAACTTTACCATTTTGTTAGCGATTTCTATGATTGTGTCCCAAAGCTCTTCAGGGTCAGTCGCCTCAAACATGTCGAAACTTTTAAGCGAAACAAAATCTCGCAATTCATCCTTTGAACCATTTATCAGCGAGACCGTGATTGGCTCATGAAAAAAGCTATCGCCTAACTCAATAATGGCTTTATCAATATCAGACACGGGTGATTCAAAATGCTCACCCTCTCGAACCCAGTAAGCCATTGCCGTTCTTTGAGTCCCCGAATCATAATGATAGCAACCGTAAACGTCTTGGTTAGGCTCAGCAATCACCGCTTTTAAGCGCCCAATTGCCCCTGACAAACTGTTGTCGAAGGTCTTCCAAGCCGAATCAAACAAAAATGTCCACACCCCGCTATCAATCTTAAGTAACCCCATTACCCGACATGAATAACGTGACCATGCTTCCATTTCCATGGGAGCGGGGAGGTCGCTACACATTGCCATGTGCCCCGCCAAACAAAGCACATGCCCGCACTCCAACGGTTCCGATCCACGGTACGCAAGCAAGTCATGAGGGTCATCATGCTTATTGCAATACTGATACATATCGAAGTGTTCATAATTTTCAGGAAGTGCTTCCAAATACGTTAAAAACCGTTTCATATTGCCAATATTCATGCTGTAAATTCCTTAAAATCTTGTGAATTTCCACTGGCTTTCAAGTGGTTGTCGATGGTCTGCGCTTCCATGATATGACTCGCACAATATTTTGTATTGACCACATACTTCAATTTTCCCGTGTCGCCGCTTTCAAAGTGCTGCACATCCCAGACTAGAACATCGCAAGGATAGCCTTTGCGCCACCAATCCAAATTGCCGCCCATCATCGGCTCAAACAACACTTTCTCAAGTCTACGAAAGCCCGTGTTAGTAAGTAGGGTGTTACGAACTCGCATAAAATTCTTGACATGAAAAACCAGCTGGCCAACATCATGTAAACCAGAAAAGTGCCAATCAAAGCTTTGTTTTTGGCTGTGGTTCATCTCCTTAGCGGCCTTTTCATATGTGGCATAGGATTTAAAACAATCCTGAAAATACGCAAACATATTCGAGGTCGTCTTCGGCACCTTTCGAACCCCTTTTTTAATTTCCAGTTGATTGCGGTCAGCATAATCATCCGCTTGTTCAATCAGTGATTTACCTGCAAATCTCAAGAAGTCTGAAAATTCCATGGTTCGAAAGGCTTTCATGCCGTACCCAAAAGCATCATTTCGCAATTTTTCGTGCAGCCAAAATTTTTCCTCAGTCGTTAGACTTAGGCGGCAATCAGTACCCGTTAAATAACGGATAGCATCAGCACGCTGTAAAAAATTACCGACCTGATAAAGTCCCAATACCAAGTCATGCTTGGCCATTTCTGTTTTGTTTAAAGTTGTTGTTGTCATCGTCAAATTTCCTATTCAGTGATCACTAAAAATTCTACGTCGTCGGCTAAGTCAGGGTATTGACCACACAGCTCTGTAATTAACTGGTCGAAAAGCGTTTCATTTTTATTGATATACGTGCCTCTCATTCGAACAATATCCACGTAAATCTCTTGATAGAGTGGGTTTTCAACAACCACACCCCAGTTTTTAAACTTTCGAATGATATGTTTAATGGTTGTTTCTGTCGCAAAAAATCCTACTGTTTTAATGGTATTCATCGTCAATTTTCCTTACGGGGGCACATGCCCCCTTAATTAGTTAATAAGTGTTTTGTGCCAACGCTTGCGATTTCTTGGCCGTGGCCAGCCCTACTAGCAACTCAGCAACCTCTTTTTGATTATTCTGAGCCAGTGTTAGCACCGCAATTTTTAATCGCTCAGGCTGCATCAGAGACTCTAAAAGAGTGTGAATTGCATCCTCTTCAGCCTCATAAATTTCATCGGCGATTTCTTTCATCCTGATATACTCAGCTAATTTCAAAGGCACGTCACTGGTCTGTGCTTTATCCTCTAGCTCACACAAGGATTCATATTTCGCCCAGTGCTTTTCGAGCACCACATAACGAGATTTAACTTCAGCCCAGTAATAAAACAACGCGGCTTTTAATTCTCCCCGAACACTAGAATTATTACCCACAAAACCCCAGCAAGAATCCTGACAAACGTCATCAAGCTCAACCGTGAAGCCGTAGACGTTGCCTTGTATCAAGTCGTCAAAATATTGCACTTGGCTATCTAAATGCGCCATGGCATCAGCGGTACGTTTAGCCGTTAAACGAGGGAAGCCATACGCTTTGATATATTCATCTTTGGCACATATAGCAATCCCAAGTGTGCCCGAATCCCATTGGCAGCTGAAAGGCTGCGTTGAAATGGTGATGCCTGAGTGTTCGTAAACATACACTGGCTTGTGGATATAATATTTATCAAACTTAACCAGTATTTTGTCATAGTCAGATGGATTCTGGTCACTCGATTCCCAGCGGTCATAAGCGGCTTGATCATACTCAGAAACTAACTGAGCAATCATTTCAAAGCGGTTATTTTTTTCATAGCCATGTGTATGGCCAATAGAATAGTTACCGGTAAAACTCAGGACTTTGAACAAATTATCTTCCATGCTCAATTCTTCAGAGTCAGGCTCATGATAAACATCCCGCTCAATTTCACCCCTCAACACATGAGGGCCAACTTCAATCGTGAATTTCCCAGTCGGGTCAAACTCAGACCTAAAATTCAAATCAAAGTTTTCTTTGAGCTCAGCTTCGCTCATATCTATATAATCAAACATCGTCTTTTTCCTTAGAGATAATTAAACCTCAGTAAACGGCGACCGAAACGGCCAGTAATTGGAGGGCACATGCCCCCAGAAATAATCTATCTGTAAACTTTAGTGTACGCTCACTTATAATCACGTAGCGTCACCATCTCAGTCCAACCGAAAACAGGGTGATAGAGCTTGCGAGAATTTTGGATTGAACAGTCAACCTTCCAACCGCTCCACGATTTATTGTCACGAATATCATCACGCCAAGCTCGAACGAGTTCGGCTATCCACTTTTTAGCGGCTTTTTTTGTCTCAAATAATTGATTGCTGCCTGTCGCTCCAGCAACAACGTAATCAACTTCGTATTTAAAGGCCACAAGCTTTCTCCTCATCAAAACAATAGAGGCGAACGCCTCGATGGGTGTCACTGTGATCACCACGTAAAAACGTGCGGCGATTTTGTGTGCCAGAGCTTATGTATTCAACGTGAAGGTTAGTAATAACGACCTCCATAACGAAGACATCACCAGAGGCATAAGCACGGTTCAAATTAGCCAGAAACATTTCGATTATGCTGGGTGGCATATCCAAACGACGGATAATATATTTCATGTATTTTTTGCTGCTCATCGTCAATTTCCTTAAAGGGGGCACATGCCCCTATTCAATAAATAATTCTTTGGGTTCGGATTCAATCACATCCGCAATCGCTGAAAACTCAATACGGTACTGGTCGTTTAATTTAGCCAGCGAACCTTGAGTGTCATACCCCATAATAGGGATTTTTTGGTCATTGAAAAAACACCCCATGTCCGTCTGCAAACCAACCCAGACACCCACGTTTCGCAAGGCCCAACCATACATATCAGTATGAATTAGACCCGAGCCAATAATAAAACCACTCTTATCTCGGGGCAGTTCGTCACCCGTTTTTTGCTCGTAAACTTCAGCCAATACGCCAAGGCAACAATGGCCCCTCGCATTATTCAAGCAATTAGTCGTCTGTTGGTATTTGCCAGAACGCAAAGCATCCACCCATTTCTGGCGGTTCGCTTTCATTTCTACAGGCGTGGGGTGTGGTATAATATCTTTCATCGTCAATTTCCTTAAAGGGGGCACATGCCCCTATTCTTCAAATAACCCAGCAGGGTTGGCTTCAATAACATCAGCAATCTGCTCAAAGGTCATTAGAGCCGTGTCATTTAAACTAACCAGTGAATGAACATGCTTGTGTAACTCAGGGATTAGGCCTAAACCATCTAACACTTTCTGTTCAAATTCACCCGCTCGATGGCGTAAACCCAACCACTCCTGAACTTCACTAGGAGAAACAAAATCTGCGCCAAGGTCTTCATCTTCATACGAAAATAAAGACCCTCCCGCGATATAACCCAACTGGTTTACGGGTAATTTCAAACCTGTCTCTTTTTGAAAGACATCACAAGCCACACCTAAACAGCAAAAACCATCACCCCCTTGCAGCTGGCCAGTATCCTGTGAATAGTCACCCGAACGCAAAGCAGCAAGCCACTTCGCACGGTTATTTTGTAATTCTTCTTTTTTGTTCATCGTCAATTTCCTTAAAGGGGGCACATGCCCCTAGTGTAATTCTGGAGTAGGGTTAAAAGTGAAACGCACAAATCGGTTTTCATACGTATATTTCGAACCAACTCGAATCGCCGTGTCTAATTGTTGACACTGAGCACCGTCCAAAGTTTGGTCAATCAATAGCCGATAACAGTCGTCTCTATCCATCAAAGAATTGAATTTTTGGCCGTGGTCTTTACGTAATATTTCAACGTCTATATTTTTCATTGTTTTTCCTAAAAGTGTATTTGAATAGTTGAAGTGAGCATTTTATAGCGCGAATTAGGGTTTCATATCGAACGGTAAGCGCATCAAATTAGAATTCCATCCTGAGCTACCTCGTCAGAATTATATCCGCTTAAATCGTCTCTCAGGTCGGTTAGAACGCACTCAAGTTCCAAATCTTCAGGAAAAAGGTCTTCCCCGAACATATTTTTGAACTGAATATCGAGCACATTTACGTAATTTTTCATCGTCAATTTCCTTGTAAATCATATAGTTACACTAAATTTCTGTCATTTGCTGCCGGACAGAACGGCATTGAGGTGTTACGTCTCTACGCCTTGAAACTGGGCGAAATGAGGGCGCAGCCCCACAATGCATATTCCCCCTTGATTAAATCATCAGCTTCAAGTGGGTAAATTAATTTTACGCCAAATTGTAAAAATAGGGTTTTAGCTCTTTCGTTCTGTCCCACCCAAAAATTTATTAAAAGAACATAATGTATATTAATAACTTTTTTCAGTGGGACAAACTTATGGAGGCAACGCCAGTACTGGGCTAGAGTAGAGTTAAAATCCAAAGGGAAGGCATTGCAAGTTTTTAGCCCAAAATCCATTATTTTTGCATGTGCAAAAGTCAGTGTTTTAGGTAGTCCAAGCCGCAATCGCTGTCTAACCGCCAAAACCATTAGTTAAGTTGGCCGTCTGTTTGCGACGTAGGGCGTTGGACTTCCAGTGGAATAAGGGCGTGAACATTCCAAAAGATTTCGTCCAATAAGGCGTATTTTGTGGCATCAAATAGCAACGGTCGGGCAGGGGCAACGATGGGAATGTCGACCAACGGCGATGAGGCTATTTTTCTGAATTTACTCTCGGGTTTGTCGATTACTCTATAACCACGTTGATAGAGGGCATCGCACAAATGAGGGTAAACAGCCAGTATGTTTCGAACGGTTTTGTATTGCTCAGCTAAACCGCGAATTTGAATGGTTTGACCTTTGCAGGTCGCTAGATTAAAGCATTCTAGCTCGAATGCTCTTTCTTTAAAGTTGTATATCATCGTCAATTTCCAGTATGTAGTAGGGGGCATGTGCCCCCAACTTGAGGCTAGTTTAATCGCAAGTGATTTGCGAAATCCAATCTAATTTATTAATGAATAAGGCCGAATAAAATCGGTTTTATTAATTAAGAAACTAAAATAGTGTTTTTAGTTTGTATATTTTTTAGGGTAAAACGATTAATTTAGGCTATCGGCGGCGACTTCGGCTGAAGGCGTAGGGCAAAAAACGGCCTGCAATTTTTTCTTTTACGTCAACCACTTAGCGAAAAAACCTCAAAATAAGCAAAAATAAATGCCTAGAATGCTAAAAAACCTAAAACCAACGCCTAAAAACCCCGCCTAAAAACAAAAACACGTCTACAGCCCACGGCTGACCTAACTTGTATTCTTAGTGGGACAAACTACTGGCTATAAACACAGTGAAATAACCCCTAAAAACCACCTGCAAAAACGTGGCGATTATTTTCAATCGTACACACCCCGATTTATGAAGCTCGCGGTCAATTATCACTACCTACATATAACGGCGTACGGCGTGGGCTGTGGGCTGTAGAAGTTTTTTGTTATTCGCTTGCGCGAAAAAAACACGTTTTTGATACGTATCTGAATACATACCAAAAACAGGTGTTTTTCGTTGGATAATGGGGGCACGTGCCCCCGTTTATGGCTTAAGCGATGGCTGCTATTGTGTCTTTGAAGGCGGCCATAACCTTGAGCAATGTTGCGCTGTCCAGTTTAAGTTCACCCATACGGCGGCCAAAATCATTGGTTAAAGCACGCGTTTTATCGGTGCTCTGCTGAAGCGTCTCTTTTTCAACTTCAGATTTACCCGCACTTTCGTTGGCCTCAACTTGGGCCGCTGTACTGCCTGTATTTTGTTGGCCTTTTTCACGTCCACCAGCTGAAGAATGTTTTTTGTCCTTTTGTGGCTTGCCTACTGTTACCTTTGGCGCTTGCTTACTTGGGGCGGTTTGCTTCACTTTGTCCGCATCCGTCTTGGCAAAACCATCGCAAAACTCGATCCATTCTTGCTTTGATTCAGGCATACCGTTTACACCGAATGAGTAAAGGCTAAGCTGTTCAATAACGGCTTCCGGCGTTGGAGTTTCTAACGTCTCAATTAACATGGTCAATTGGTCGGGTAGCTGTTTAAGAACCGCCGCGAATGGAACCACATAGTGACGTCTAAAACCTTTCATTCGGTTATATTGTGCGTGCTCTTTTAAAGCCTTGCCTGTTAAGTCGATACCGAAACCAGTTTGTGCAACGTTGGCTTCCGTTGGCGTGCCCTTGTGTTGCATAGCGATAAGTAAAGCACTAACCACCTTGCCCGCTTCAGACTGTAGACCTTGCATAATTGATGCGCCTAATAGTTCAGGCAAGTTCAATGCCTTAATTGCTTTTGGTTCAACGGCTTCAGGCGCGGTCTTTACTGGTGCTTTTTTAGGTGCTGTTTTAGTAGTAGATGCTTTACGTGTTTTTGGTGCTGCCTTAGTAGTAGTAGTCATTTCGTCAATTCCTTGTAGGGGCATATGCCCCCTTGTTTGGTTTAAGTTGTCCGCTGTTTGCGGCGTTGCTGGGTTGCAACGTGAAACTACTATAAAGGGGGGGTAGTTTTTCTGTCTAGTATTTTAGTGATATGAGAGGGGGGCCACCTCACTCTCCCTGAAAAATTTTTGAGATTTCGGCGATAGGCTACATCCACTACCTTCAAAGAACAGACTAGAAACCCCCGCCAGAAAAAAGTTAAACGTTATTCTTACGATTAGATGATTAAATAAACAACAGAAATATTTAGAAACATTTACGTGACCAGATTGAAGGTAAAACACAACTTAAACGATTTTTATATTTAATTTTTTGTCATAATTATGTAATATCCAGCCTCTTGCAAATCGCAAGTTCGTTTAGTGAGCCTTAATCTGCTCAGCTAAATGTAGTACCGCACAAGGAATCGCAGTATGATTTTAGTAAACGGTATGACGCTGGAAAATGACGATGATATTGAGATAGTAAATTTTACCAAAGCAGTATGCGCGGTAGGCTTTAACTTTATTCCCGAAGCTGTCTCGCTTAGCCCCTAGAATTCCCTAGAGTTTTAGTAGGCTAAAAAAAACCACCTTAGGGTGGTTTTTTTGTATCTGCTCACGACTAACCGCACTTTATTCCGTAATACCGCAGCTGATAGTTCCCGTTGTAATCCGCCCCGCTAACCACAAGAAACCCTAGCTGTGAAGCCAGCTCACGGGTGCGTTTGTGAAACTCCACCTCAGGAACTTCGCGCTTCCCGTGTTTACTGCAAATATAAGCATAATGCTGATACAGCTTTAAACTGTCGGTGCAGCGAAGCTTATTAATCTCCGCGCTCAGCTCTTCTTTTGGCAATGATTTAAGCGCATTGAGATTGTTGACCGTGACTGCGCCTGACCGGTAAAAGTAATAAATCACGTTATTATTCACCATGGCCATTTCGCGCTGTATCTCTAAATGTGAGTTCGGGATTTTATATTCAGACTCTGGCAAAGCCGACGCCGCCCAGTTGATTATTTTTTCTCCCTCTTGCTCGGCAATTTTTCGGCCTAGCTCGAGCACGGGTTTTGTCGTCGGGTTGTTGAAATGGAAAATCAACCAGCGTCGGGTAAATCCTTCAGAGAAATCTTTGGTAAGCGGGAGATGGTTACTGGCGAACCAATGAGCGCACTGAGGCTTGATATCTCGGGAGGTGGTTTTCTTGGCCACCGTAATTGTGGAACCATCCACAATCTCTTTGAATCTTTGTGAGTTGACTGAGGCGCTTTCTGACAATTCCCCGCAGACGTTGAGCAAAACCGAATTCAAACTGAACAGGCTGTCGGTGTCACTCCACTTGTTCGGGGGCAAGGAGACTTGCTTTTGTTTTGGGATGAGGTGACTCAATATTCTGAGTAGCTGGGTTTTGCCTGAGTTCGAACTCCCGTAAAGCAAGAAGGCCTGTTGTAAGTTGTGGGCCTGATTGAATAGGGTGGCTGCGAACGCTTGCCTCAGGGTTTGGATTATTACGATGCGTTCTTCTTCTGGGTGCTGGCCAAAGCACTCGTTGAGGAAGGCGAGGAATTGTTCTGGGGGAGGTGGGAAATTTTGGTACTCGAACGGAAAATAATAGTCCATGCCTAAGTCGGGGTTATGCGCTTTTAGCTGCTGGTTGATATCCAGAATGCCGTTGGCGAAGTTCATGCCCTTCTGATTGAGTATTTTAATTGGCGAGGTTAAGGCGTCTTTAATGGTGCTGATAATAGTATTCAGCGCCGTCGCGTTTCTTAGGGTGAACTCGCACGGGAAGTATAACTGCAGCAGTCGGATGAGTTTATAGTCGGCGAAGACTTCCCAGCACACGCCGTTGTAATAATATAGGGCCGGTTGGTAAGCATGGTCTGAATCAAACTTATAATTTCCCTGCAGCTGCAGAATTTCTAACGCTCGAGTGCTGATGTTGGCCACGGTATCGGTGCCGAGGGCTTCGCGCTGTAATTGCAGTCGCTGGCTTTCCATCTTGCTCATGTTCAGGGACAGGCCTGACTGTTTACTCACAAAACGCTTTAATTGGTCTAATGCGACCTTGTTTATGGCAGTAGATAGGGCCATTTGCTCTATTATTAGCTGACAGTTTTCGACCATTTTACCTTCACTTTCTAGCCCTTCTGATAGTTTTTCATAGATAAACGCTCGTAAATCATCGTAATTACGCTGTTTTAGGCTGAAATTAACGGATATATGGTATTTATCTCTAAAACCGGTGTTTATGCCCTTATCGAAGGTTGGATGTAGCTGCAGCTTGTATTTGACGCAGAAATACTGAATCGTCTGGTAGAGCATTCTTAGGGTTGAATCCAGCAAGGATGGGGCGTTTTTCTCCTCCAGAATGACTTCTAATTCGTTAATGACCTGCAGCAATGTCGGTTGATTAGTGTGATTTAGGGTTAAGTCGAGGGCGAATTCGACAGTCAATGATTGCAGCTGGGCGCTGAACATGGCCTTTGAGGTTTCTTTTTCCTGCAGTTCGGACGCATGACCTAACGCGGTTAAGTCGGTCGGGAGAATACCTTGCGGGTTTGGGATATACGACGCTGAGGTGATTGGAAAATAGGTATTCGTATGCAAGATAACGTCATGATCATTAAATTTCGCTGACGGATGGTCTGTGTTCACTAAGAGGAGGGGATTTTGACCCCAGTCGACAGCCACAGCGTTTGGTATCTCCACGGTTTGAGGAGATAAGAACTCTAACAGGGCCAACGGCGGTTTTAGCAACACTGCCGCGTCTTTATCCCCGTGCTGGTTTTTCCAGACCTCGATTACGGATGGCATGTGGGCCTTTGAAAAGCTGTCTCTTTTGATGGCTGGCAACCGTGATGTTTTGTAAATAGGTATCAGCGGAATAGGGCTCATGTCGACTAAATGTAAGTACACGGCTTAGCCCTCCGTCTGTAATGTTTCTTGCACTGAATCGATGAACTCGGTCTTTTGTGTCGGGCTTAGATATCTGTCCATCGAGTCCAGCATAAGCTCTTTGAAGGCTTTGAAGTTGACCACCCCGCTGGAACGTTCTTGGATAACCAGAATCTTTTCCATGAGAGTAACCATGACTCGAAAAGTACCCATCTTTTCGGTGGTGTCTTCGGCACTTAGCGTTTTCTTAAAGCTTCGCATCTCGTTGTATAGGGTTAACGTCTCCTGAGATAAATCGATGGATTCTAAATCGTATAGAAAAACTTCTTCGGGGCTAATACCCTCTTTTTCCTCAGGCGCGAATATTTTCTCCAGCAGCATGAGCGTCTTTGCATCATAAGGGCAGTCGTCTGAGGTCAAGTAAGTGCGGTGACTTTTAGTCATGGCGGCTAGGGTAGAAAGCGTCGTAAAAATTTCAGGGGTGATTGTGGGATAGTGCATCGTCAATTCCAATGTGGTTTAATAGGGTATAGGCTATCCATGATACCTTTTGACTACAATTAGGCAAGACGATGAATGAGAGTAAACGTGCAAAATACTTATACCGCTGATTTTTGCGACACAGCTTCGCGCCGATATAACCGTGACACAGCCGATATGACCCATGGTCAATGGATGTGTAAAAACACGTCACTCAATAAGAAACCCTTTAGTTTCACTCGCTATCCTTTTCAGGAGCAGATTGCCAACGACATGCACCCTAATTTGGACTGCATAAAACCGTCGCAAGTGGGTCTCACGGAGATTCAAATCCGAAAAGCCCTGACAATCTTAACCAGAACCCCGAACACGTCACTGATTTACACAATGCCTAACGAGCGAATGTTCAAACGTATTTCTAAGGCGCGTATTCAGCCTTTGATGAACTACGACAAAGCATTTAAGTTAGACAAAGGCGATAATACAAAACAGTCAATGGACTTAATGCGTGTTGGCTCTTCGTTCATGTACGTTACCGGTTCTTCAGAAGCAGATGCCACGTCAATCAACGCCGACTATGTGTTTAACGATGAGATTGATTTGACCGACTCCTCGATGCTGGCGCTATTTAACTCACGTCTTCAGGGTTCCGACCACCGAGTCAGCCAACGTTTCAGCACACCGACCTTTGAAGGGTTTGGGGTAGATAGGGGTTTTGCACGCTCAGACCAGCATGAATACATGATTAAGTGCGGTGGATGCAATCACCATCAAATACCGTTGTTCACACCGGACTTTGTTCACGTCGATGGGATGCCGGATATTGATGATTTTATCAATTTGCAAGAATCGTTGGTGGATGCTGGCAAAGTGAGAATTGAAACGGCCTATGTTTTTTGTGAAAAATGTCGAAAGCCTTTAGACTTATCTGACTACTCCAGTCGAGAATGGGTTGCCAAGTTTCCCAGCCGCACGTTGAATCGAGGTTATCGCGTGCGGACTTTTTCGAGCCACCGATTAGACCCTGTTTATTGCTTCACCCAGATGTTTAAATATTTGGAGAAGGACAATATCAAGGGCTTTAAAAATACGGTGCTGGGGGATGCTTACACCAATGCTGATCAGAAGATGACCGAACAGCAAATCGAGTTAGTCCTACTGCAAGATTCTATTCCCGAGCCCGTTCCTGAGGGCCAGTATTTTCTGGGCGTGGATATCGGTGCCACTTGTTATATCACGGTGGGTGATATCAGAGGGCCGAAGGATGCGGACGTCGTGCTCTTTCAAATCTGCACAGCTGACGCCTTACCCAATATAGTTAAAGTCCTCGAAGAGAAATACAAATTTCAAAACGGGGGCTTGGATAGATATCCCTACACGCCGACAGTTAATGATATTCGAACCGCCAGTAACGGAAAGTTGATGCCTGTTCACTACGGGGGCCGAAAAGTGGTTGCTGAAGTGAAAGACGCTGGCGGCGAGGTTGACTATTTGACGGTGAACAGAACTTCGATGCTGGATAAGGTGGCCAATGGGGTTCGTAATGCGACGATGCGATTCAGGGGTTTCACGCAGTACAAAGAAACCATTAAGATTCACCTTCAAGATATGGTGCGTGAGGAAAAAGAAGAGCAAGAGCCTATTTGGATAAAACTCAACGGCAACGACCACTTTTTTCACTCGCTAGGGTATATGTGGGCCGCTTATGAATACCGTCAGCTCTTAATTGAGTTAGGTGGTCATAAAAATATGACACTCGGTTTCAGCACACCGAGCGCGGGTTCCGTGGTTTTGGGCCAACCCGCGCAACAGGATTTCTTTGGCACGTCCACCTTAATCGGGTATGCTCAGACACCTAGCAACGATAAAATAATTCGTAGCAACCGCAAATAACTTGGAAACTGACGATGGCTGAGAATATCATTTCAAAATTTAAACTGTTATTGCCAACACGCACCAAACCCAAGGGCGTTACGCAAACAGGCAGTTATGACGCTGAGAACCGAACTGAGGTTCTAGGTACCCCAGACTATCGTGAGCACCTTCAAGATTTACAAACAGAACGCGCTGCCAAGAACTCTCAGGAGATAATTCAGCAGCTGCTTGAATCTGACCCTGATGCTTCCGCTGCGTTGAACGCTTTCTTGACCACCGCTGGAAGTTCGAAACCCTTAATCAAGATTACCGACCCTGATGGCGCCATCGATAGAGACGGCTATAAAATCTTAAATCAAATTGTGGAATTGCTCGAAACGCGACGCGATTACTCAAAAGGGTTCGTGCATAAGAAAACGCTGCGTGAACTTTGCGAAGAAATGCGCTACATGATTTTGGCACAAGGCGGTTGTGCCGCTGAAGCTATCTTCGGTGACTTCCTTGAATTAAGCGCGGTGAGGATGGTTGAGCTATCGAGTTTGAGATGGCAAGAAAAAGAAGCCGGTACGTTGGTGCCTTATCAAGACCAAGGCGACGGCGACCCTGTTAAGATTGATGTCCCTACCTTATTCATTGGCTGGTTTAGAAAGCCGTCCAGAACGCCTTACGCTTCGTCTCCGTTTGTCTCTGCAATTAATACGATGGCAGCAAGACAGCAGGTAATTAATGATCTATACCGCATATTGCAAATAACCGGTTTCCCGAGAATCACTCTTAAAGTTCTCGAGAGTGTGTTAGTTGAAAATGCGCCGATTGAAATTAAGAGTGACCCTGTGAAGCTTCGTGCTTATATCACCAACCAGCGTAACGCGATTGGTGCCCAGTTTGCTGCGATAAGACCAGACCAACCGATTGTGCATACTGACTCGTTAGAAGTATCGATGCTCAATGAAAAGAATCCGGCCTCAGGCCTCGATGTCTCGAAGATTATTGAAACCCTAAACGCACAAAACCAAGCTGGGCTTAGAACCATGGCCACGGTATTGGGACGCGGTGAGAGTGGGGTTAACACCGCGACAGTTGAAGCTAACTTGTTCTCAAAGAACGCCGATAGTTTGAACGAGCCGATTGGTGATGTGTTAAGTAAAATTTTAACAATGGCGCTGAGATTACAAGGCAGTGAGAGCCGCGTTATTTTAACTTTCCCGAATATTGATTTACGCTCTGAGTTAGAACTTGAAGCGCAATTAAATTTAAAATCCCAGCGGCTCCGTACAGACCTCAGTGACGGTTTAATTAGTGATGACGACTATCACTTAGCAATGTACCGAAGAATTCGACCAGATGCTTCTCCAGAGCTTTCAGGCACCGGTTTTGCAAATGCTAAGATGGAAGTTGACGCCGAGAAAGTTTCACCTAATTCTGACCCTCAAGGACGTTCCGTTTCCAGAGCCTCAGATAAGCAAGCTAAATCTAATTAACTGAGATACTAGAAATTACTGGTTAGATAAAGTTATAGTAATAAAGAAACTCGTTAAGAGTTAAAAAATTTGGAAAATGACGATGGCTAAGAAACTTACACTCACAGAATCATTGCGTGCTGCAATTAGAAAAGCAGCGGGGGATGACGATATAGATTTTAATCTAATTTCTGCTTATGAAGCGGTAGCCGCGTCTACCCGTCCGATTTCTCAGTCAGCGACTGCCTACGATGGCGCTCAAATGACCGAGACCTTTCTAAGAGATATGGAAACGTATCTCGAAACCGAATCAGTCCCTATTCATGTTATGCACAACGGCAGCGTACTTCCTATCGGAAAAACGTTCAAAGCGGGTGTGCTTGATGCTGAAGCAGGGCATTACGATTTAAACGCCTTATTTTATGTTGAGAGTGATAGCGAACATGCTCGTCAAATCGACTTAGGCATTATCGATGAAGTTTCAGTGGGTGCCTTACCTAAGCACGCTTATTGTTCTGAGTGTGATTTTGATTATATGGCTCCTGAGAACGAATACAGTTTTTACTACCGTGAGTGTGACAATGGTCATGCGTTAGGCCAGAACGGAGTGCACCTTCGTTTAACCGGTCTTGAAAAGTGGAAAGAACTTTCGCTTGTTGGAAAAGGGGCTTCCAACAAACCGAAAATACTTGGCACTGCCAAGCAACGATTGAGTAAAGAGTCTTATGAACAATTGGCCGCGTCGGGTATGTCTCCTGAAGCGGTTCAAATGTCTTATTTGCTTTGCTCTGCTACCCCCAAAACTAAAGATGAAGGTGTAATCATGGATTTAACAGCATTGAGCGATAAAGCCATTTCTTTGTCAGCAGAAAAAGCTAAATTGGAAAGTAAATTAGAGATTGTTGAGGCTAACTTAGCGACTTCTGATTCCAAGGTAGCGGAGCTGAATGGCAAAGTGACGGAGCTACAAACACAATTAGCAGCAACAGATGAGTCGGCTATTAAGCTTGAACTTACTGAAGCGAAAGCTAAGCAAGCGGAATTCGAACCAGTAACAGCGTACTTAACTGAACAAGTTAAGATTGCGGCGGTTGCTGCCGGATTAGAACTGAAAGAAGATGCAACGATGCAAGAACAGATTGAAGTACTGAAAAGTGCTCAAATCAAACTAGGTGCAATCCCTAGAAACGGTTCTGACATCTTAGCGTCTGGTGGCAAAGAACAGACGGCAGAGTTGTCGGCTACTATTCTTCGCAATTCAGCATTTTTAACGAAGTAAGTAGGAGTACAATACTATGTATTTTGGACAACTAACACATAAAGGTATTCGTACCGAATCCGCTGCCGCCACTTTCGAGTTAGACGCGAGCATCGATGGGTACGATAAAGTCGGTCTCCCAGTTGCTATGAAAGGTAACTTTCTTGTCGGCTTGGCGGGTGATGGCGATGCGATTGTAGGTTACCTAGAGTCGTATGAAGAGCGTAAAGCGGATGGCACTAAAACAGGTGCAGTTTCGTGGAATATCTGCGCGGAATGGACTTACACGGGCACAGCTCCAGTTGTTGGCGGCGGTGTAGTAGGTTCAGCGACAGAAGGTGCTGTTAAAGCGGCAGTCGCCCCAGCAGGTCTAAACGCGTTGGTAACAGCCGTTGACACCACAAACAAAATAGTTTCAGTTATCCTTCGATAATTGATAACTGAAAATTAGGAGATTGACGATGAGTTTACAATCATTAACAACTATAAAACGCGCCCCTCTTGCTGTGATTCTTGGCGAGATAGGTTCTGAAAATAAACAAGCCTCTTCAAGTGCTGGTCTTAGCCTTGTCGACAAAGCCAAGTCGTATGGTATTTCTGTAAAGGACTACTTGGACTTAGCGGTAGATGTCCGCGCCTCTGAAGGCGAAGACAAAGGCAAGTATCTGAAGAACGCAAACGAGCGTATGTCTGGTTACGAGGCGGCACTAGCTGACTTGAATCTACCAGTACAGAACAACTTCAAGCAAGGCATTGTGCTTCAAGCAGCTGCGGATAGCTTCAGTGCTCGCCCAGGCTCTCGCGCACTTTTCCCTGAAGTCATTGACTCAATGATGCAGTGGTCTACGAAGCAAGACCAGTTCGAATCAACTGAAGGTTTAGTGTCTCAAACCCGTACGGTTACTGGTAACGAAGTTATCACTCAGGCGATTTTTGATGACCAAGGTCAGTTGAATACGAGCCCGATTGCTGAGTTAGCGAACATTCCAGTTCAGACTATCACTAGTTCTGATCGTAGTGTGAAGTTCTTCAAGCACGGTTCAGCGATTCGTACCTCGTATGAATTTGAACGTCGTGTTTCTTTGGACGTACTGACTCCGTATGCTAACCGTGTTGCTCGCAACCTAGAGTTAAGCAAAGTGGCTCAAGCGACTCGTCTTCTTATCGAAGGTGATGGTGTTCATTCTGCAGCAACTCCGTTCGCAGCAAGTGCGCTGAAGAATTGGGACATCACTGGTTCTAAGTCACTTAAAGACAACTATGTTGGTCTTGCTGACTTCCTAGCGCGTCGTGCTAAAGCGGGTAACCCAGTAGATACCATCATCGGTAACTACGACATGTGGTTAGAGTTGTTCTTAATGTTCTTACCGACTAAGACAACTAACTCTGATGCTGCAGAGCTTCAGGGCCGTGGTATGCCACGTGTTGGCCTACAGTTAGACTTCTTGCAAGGTGTTAACTTCAAGATTTCAAGCTCAATGCCAGCGGGTCAGCTAATGTGTTACAGCGTTGGCGATACTTTGGAAGAGTTGATCGAAAACGGTTCTGTTCTGTCTGAGTCTGAGACAGCTATCAAGAATCAGTCAATCACGTATATCAAAACAATGAACATGGGTTACCGTTTAGTTTACGGCGACACTCGTACTTTGTTAGACCTTACGGCGTAATTGATTGGGGGCTTCTGCCCCCTTTAAACTTTGGGAAAAGAAAATGTCAAAAATACTAGTAAAAGTAAAAGGCAAATTTACTTGCCTTGTAGAGAACGACTTTGTACCGGCTTTTCGTCCAGCGGTAGTTGCCGACTGTAACAAGTACAAGCAACTTGTAGATGAAGGTAAGTTAAAGCCTTTAGCAGAGTTGAAAGACGAAGCCACTGACCAAGATTTTGTCGACTTCATTGCCAGCCATGACGGTGACGTTGAAACGGCGACTGAAAACTTCTTAGCGAAGTTTGGTATCGACGCAAGCGATGACCCTGAAGCGGATGCGATGGCGAAAGATATTGCCGACGCTGAAGCCAAAGCGGAAGCTGAAAAAGCACTGGCTAAAAAGCCCGTGGCTAAAAAGTAATTTAAAGGACAACAGCAATGATAAATTTAAAAGAAGGTGCCGAGCTTGAGCTAAAAGACTTTGAAATTCAGGGTCGATTTCTCACGCCAGATGCTAGTAACGTTGCTGTTGTCGTTTACAATGACCAAGGTGTGGAGGCGTACTCAAAAGTATTTTCCTTTGATCCCGCTTATTATTATGTCATGGCCGGAGAGCTTCTGTTCGCATCCCTTGATGCAGCTTATGAGTTCTTTACGATTAAAGTTACGTTTCAATCCAATGGTAAGTCTCACACGTTTAAAGACATTATTCGATTGCAACGAGACCCTATGATTTACACCGATGAGAATTCGGTGCGGACTATTCTAGGCGCTTCTGAAAAAGAGTTGCCAAATGAAGAAATCGATATTTATGGCGCTTACGCTGAGTTATCAGTTGATTTGGGAATTTCGTTTATTTCGAATAATTCGAATATTAAGAATGCGAATGATCTCATCACCTACCACGAAGCCCTAAAGCAATTAGACAGCCTAGAATTGAAGTTACTGAAAAGTGATGAATTCGATGATATCCGTCAAGCTAGATTAGCAAAATTTGATTATGTGGGCATGAAAGCGAGATTGACGAATGTGTATATCCGCTTGCTGAATAATTTCACCGAAGAGTTTGTCGTTGGCGACAGTCCACTTCTAACGGTTGTCACAAGAACCGACCCCTTTCTAGGTAGCTAATATGAGAACCTTATCGAATTATCGGGTAGGTAATCTCAAGGTTAGAGCCGCTGTCACAAAACCAAATGAAAACACGCTGACGATGATGCCCGTGCGTTCGTTGGTTTATGTCCCTAAAAAGTACCCTGTTGAAGCCGGAGAAATATTAAGTTTCGATGGCAAAGATGATGATTTGCTTTTGGCCACCCACCATGAGAATCCAGAGTATTGGGTATTTATGGGTCTTCATATGAATGCCACCGTAACGATTGAAAAACGTTTTTCAGGCATTAACCCTGTGACCAAAATGAAGCAAGGCTCTTTCACGGTTGAGCCGATTACCTGCCGAGCGGTGCATGAACTTGGAAAGCTAATTGATGACAGAGGACTACAGACTTCAAGGGATGTTTATTATGTCGCTGAGCAAGTTAAAGAGGGTGATGTGATTGACGGTCAGTCTATTACTGGTGTGCAAAAGCTGAACGGTATTTATTATATCGAGGTAAAGTAGTGGCCAAGCAGCGGAACGATATTTTCAGAGACCTTCAAACTCGAATTCAGGCCGTTTTATTAGGGCTTGAACAAGGCACGCAAGACCAGATAAGAGGTAAGTTGGAAGTCGCAACCATCGAATTCTTAGATGGTATTTTTAACCAAATGATTAAGATCATAACAGCGGTTAAAATTGACAGTTCCGCCTATAACTTTGAAGGCAATGTCTTTGGGTTTAAGCGAACAAAACCACTCACTAAAAAATGGATTAACGCTAAGACAGGGGGATTGACCGCAAAGGAAGGCGCAAGAAATCCAATGCTTTGGCGGATACCCGCTCAGAACAAAAAACGTTTTAGGCAGAAGCATAGAGACCCCTTAGAAGAAATTTTGCGAGACCTGACAACGAAAAAAGTCGGTAAGCAGTTGTATGATAAATTCGGCGGGATTAGTGGGGGAGCAACGTCGGGAAAGTCCACGTTTAGAGAGAACCGTCGCCGAGGGATGAATGGTAGACCCTATAACACGGTAACCAAGAAGTACGAAAGCTGGGCAACGGCAGTTCGACCTGAAGTGGTAAACGCGGTTAAGAATGCAGATATTCAGTTACTAACCGGCGCGACGAGAACCGCCAGCGGAAGAATAACTATCCCAAAAAGTGGAAGAGGCCGAAGCGTGTCTATCTACAGTGCAATACAATTAGGATACGCGGCGACCAAAAATAAATTAATTTTTTTGGATAGATTAAACTCTATTCAAGGCCCAAGTTCTACGACAGATGAGATAGCCCTCATGCTAAAGAATATGGGTGAAATGGATGGCACGAACTTTAAGAAGTTCGACGGATTGCACAAGCAAGGCCATCCAGTGATTACCGCTATGATGGGGATGCTGCTTTCTAAAGGATTTAGAGGCGGGGATAATAACCTTCACGAATATTTGGATAAGGTAGTTTAATGGCAACTTACAAGAACGTGCATACCTCGCTACTTAGATATTGCAGCGACAAGGCAGTCAACTTCAACATGCTAAAAGGGACTAACCTCGAAGCGTTGAACTTAGATGCTATTTCAGATGAATCGCAATTGCCTAGCGTCAATGTAATTGGCATTGAGAAGATGACTTATCAGAGTGAAGGTGATTCTCAAGGACTGGACAACTTTACGGTGTCGATCACAATCGGGACAGTTCAGGATGAGAACAACATGCTGCTCGTTGACTTAATCGATTCTCTCTTTGAAGAATTACGTTCGAGTAAGACGGTCGGTATTTTTGATGCGACAAGTGGATTGTTAATTGCCAAGGCGGTTGTCTATGGTCAAACGTTTATTACCCCAGTAATGATGGGAGAAAACGACCGTGTGTTTCAATCTATCGTAATTAGTGCCTCAGTGACTTAGAGATTTTCTAAGTCACTAAGGGCCGTGCAGATAGCTATTTGCAAGGCTTGTTGTCTAGTATATAAAGTTTGTTTGCAATAAGTGTCTAAGCTTTCCAACTCGCTACCGAGAAGGCGTAAGGTGAAGTTATGGTCATTCTTGAGATGTTCGTAATTTGACATGTCAATGGGTGACAATTTATTCTCGAAGAAGTGGTTTAACAGTAACCGAATTTTTGAAGCCGTAGTGCTTTTATTAAACGGTGCGTTGGTTGCCATTTCAACAAGTCCTGACGGGATATTAAAAGCAACTGGAATTAATGTTTGTTCTGCATTCATGATTTTTGTTTCTCCTTTCAGGTATTGAGTATAACCTAAAATTTGGAGATTGACGATGGCTGGTGAAGCACGTTCAAATAAATTCATGTTGGGAAC